TATCTGACCTGTACCACCATGCGGTCCTTGTATCCACATTGAAATAGCATAAGGAGATATTTTATTTGGTACATCCCATATAAGATTATTTCTTACAATAACATTAGTAAAATCACCGGATGTGGATGTGCCGGTTTCGATATCAGGTCCAGTTGTATGCCATCCATTATAAAAAACATTGTTCTGAACAATTATATCATCAATATCTGTGTTACATCCATTATTTATAGAGATACCACGCCTCCCAGCATCATGAAATGTATTATGTTCAATTAGCGTGTGATGGATGTTGTTAATAAAAATTCCATAACCATAACCATTGATACCACCGAACCAAGAAGAAAAGCAATTACGCATGATAAATCCGGTGTTGACCATCGTTGTTGTATGCTGACATATCCCTCCCCATGTTGCAAAGTGAAAATCTAAACCATTAACTTCTATATAATCTTTATCTCCAAGATCAAGACAAAACTGTAACTGTGGAACTTCGACATTACTAAATGCTGTCGCAGGATCTGAAGTTGAATAAACATAAACCCTGGATGAAGAATAAGTCCAGTCATACTTTGCTGCCAATGATCCTGTATTTGATTTATAAACACCCCAAATAGTGTCAGTTGGTTCACAGAAAAAGAGTGTTGAATAAGCACTCGGATCACCTGCAAATGTTGAATTTGACTGCCAGATATTACCAGATGTATTAGTCCATGCAGAACTAACAGAAGAACCAAGTAACTGAGGATTTGTACCTGTACCATAATTCGTAATTACCATATAATTACCTGCCGTACCTGAACGTGGTACAATAAGTTTTTCCCGCCACATACTACCTTTTTTCAAAGCGATAGTATCTCCAGCAGCAAAAGTAAATCCATTAACTTTAGCAATTGTTGCCCATGCCTGATCATCTGATAAACCAGTATTGCTATTATTACCTCCATTTTTCACATAGTATTTAGATGCGAAAGAAGGAAGTGATAAAAGGATTAAAAATATAAATATCAGTCTTTTCATAATTAAGGTATTACTCCAGTTCCAAGTGCATCCATTAATGTTTCAAAGTCAGTAAAAAAATTACTAACTTCTGTGGCAGTAAGATAACCACCAGCAAAAAACATAGAAACTTGGTTATTTACATAAGCCGATCCTCCACTGAGATATTTCATTATCGTAAAGACTCCATCTGGAACACCTGTGGATGTTTGTGCAGAACCACTTCCTAATGCAGTACCATTTCTATATCCATAATATCCGTCTACTACATCTCTTGCTACTACATGTAAACCAGTAGATATTGCTTCCCCATCGGAAGAACCACTTTGAGAATTAACATACGCATATTGATCTCCGCCTCCATTGCTCGGATATAATATTGCGGCATTATCATTCGTTGCCCATATAACAGCCGAATTAATAGATTGACTAACTCTAAAATATGCTCCAAAACTGGCATTATTCCGTGTATAACCAACTCCTTCAGTATATGGATTATAATTTGAAATTACATGTCTGTCAGATGATGTCCCGTCACTTGCAAATCCTTGTAACGCTGTAAACGCAGGTGGATTTGTATGAAGTGTTGCATTATCATCCCCATCAGGATCAGTCCATTCTATTAATGCCTCCCCATTATTATTACTATCCTGAGCGAAAAAATAGAATACATCAAAATTATCCCAATAACCATGTGAAATAGCAGATTCTACAAAGGTATTCTGAGCTGTTGCATGTGCCTCTGATGGTTTAGTCGTCATAGCATCATAAACAGCCTGGTATTCGTCACAATATTCACCCGCAGGGGGAGCCTCTGCACTTGTAGGAGCAAAATAAACCGAAGTATTAACAACCTGTGATTGAATGGAACAGGTAAGTATTAATCCTAATATTATCAGATATTTTTTCATTTCAGATGTCCATAAATGTTAATTATACATTGTATCGCTTTCGCTGTTACCTGATCGACCCGAAGCCAAATCCATTCTCCTGGATCAATAGTATCATTTGCACTTATTGTTGCATCATTTCCCGTCGTGGTGCTTGTTACTGTCAGATCAGAACTGAACACCTCAGTTGGTGTACCATCTTTATAATTCACATCATAAAGTAAAGCTAAGTCAATATCAGGAGAAGTACCTGCCACAACTGCTGTGACCTTTGTTATGACAAGTGAATGCGATCCTCCCCATTTTGCACCCCAAATAACATTATTCAAAGTAAAAGCAGCAGTGTCTCCAGCGTTACCAACTCCAATAACAGGCGCAAAATATAGAGTAGTATCAAGTAATTGTCGGTAAAGAGTAGAACCAGAGATTGTATCATTGACCTCCTGCCAAAGACTATCTATTTGATCCTGAACTGGACCTGTTACACCATCATTATAACCAAGTTCTGTTGATGTTAAACCAATTGGAATACTATTTAATACGTTTAACTCTTCTGCTGAAGCATCAAGTGTTGTTCCACCAATAAGAACATTTGCAGGTAATCCATCCGTTGCATTAAAATAATTAACCAACCTTCCATCTAAAGAGTCTTTAATAGCGGTTTGTATTTCTGACATAAGCATCAGTGTCCCTCCTGATGTTTGAGGTAGAGTATATGAATAATCTCCACCTGTCTCAAAGGTCAAAGCATCACCACCTGAAAGAGTTAATGTACCTCCATTAAGAGTAATGCCTTCTGCACTTCCAGCATTTGCAACTATACTATCCATGACCTGTTCAGGAGTTAAATAAACAATCCCACTATCTCCAAGTGCAACTCCCGGTTCTGCTTCCAGTAAATACTTACTAATAGTATCATGTACCAGATTTGATACAGCTTCCTGGGTCATTCCTCCTGCATACAGATTAATAGAATCCATTAATGCTTTTGGTGTAACATAACCACCTTTAAATGTCTTATTACTATCAGCAACAAATACCTTGTTTGACATACCTTGCTGAAACATCCATAAGCTCGGATAACTACCTGGTTCTGCATTTATAGTATCAGCAACCTTTACATAATGATTATGAGGTACAAATCCCATATTTCCCCACTGATCTATATTTATTAGACTGCTATCTCCAGCACTTGGTAAAGCATCTATCGGAAGTCTGTAACTCCTGTTTGCAATAGGTGCACCCCCTTGTAATGCAGTCCAGAATCCATTGTCACCATAGAATTTAAGTAACTGACCTCCATCACTTGTACCATCAAAGAAAACTCCTTTCGTGCCATCACCAACTCTAACTGTAGTTCTAAGAGAATTTAAACTATCGGCTATTTCATCTTTTACATCACCAAGAGTAACAGTTCCAGTTCCACCATAAGTTCTTGCATAAGACTGAGTAGCTAATGTGTCAGTATTTAATTTTGCTAATCCTGTTAGTGTAGGATTATTAATAGGAGCCTTTAAATCAATCCTTGCAGATAGTGAAGTAGTATCAACTGAGAATTGAAATGATCTCAAGTCTGCCAGTGTTGCTACTGAATCCGTTCCGATCTTTATTAATCCTATAAAAACAGGATTAGTAATTGGAGCTCTCAATAAGAGAAGTGTATCTGTTATCTTAGTAATTGAATCAGCATGACTTTGAATAAACGAATAGTTTAGATCAATAGCATTTCGATGTGATTCAGTAGAATCATAAGACGCATTCTTAAATATATTAATCCATGATCTCGCAGTTCCCCATGTAGTACCTGCTGGTAAATCTGCTGGTTCTTGTGAATATGCTACTATTGTAACTATTGTAGCAATGAATATTAAAATCAGTTTTTTCATTCTATTTGTTATTTATGATATTTCTTAATCCTGTTTTTCCTGATAATCTTCTTAACTGCCGTGATTGTAACAGCCGAAATAATACCTCCTGCAACCGTATAAGCCAAATCCTTTTTGTCAAATGTCATCCCCTGGTGTTTGTCGTAACTCTCCTTAACCACCCCTGCCAGTGTCGCACCTGTAATGCAGAAAGCAACCGGCATTATACCTTCCTGCTTTGGTGAGCATAAATAACTCCATGCTCCAAGTGATGTACCCATAATAAGATGCAGTTGCTTATCTGATAGCTGTTGAGCGTGGCAGGTCAGGGAAATAAGGGATAATATGATTAAGATGTGTTTCATATAGTCACGATTGGATCAATGGCTGCTTTCACAATATCTTTTACAATCTCATGACCCGCTATAAGGTGTTTTGTCAAGTCTGTCATATTCGTTTATTTACTACTACACTATTTTGCCGTTAACCAAGCATCAGCAATAATTATCCTTCCGGCATTATTTTCATGTATTCCGTCTCCAAGATTATAAGCTGCCGCTAAGTTTCCACTTCCGTCATCTAATGCCGTTGTATGAGCGTCAACATAAGCATCCATTCCGGTTATCGCATTAGCACCCTGACCTCTTATTGCCTCGTTCATATCAAGCCATTTCTGATAAGCAACAAGACCATTAACCGCACCATAAGTTCCTATCATTCTTGATTTGCATGGTGTCATTGTACACGTTATTATTTTGGCAGATGTCGCTCCTGCTATAACGCTATCAACCAATGCCTGATATCTTACAAGCGCATCTGCCGCTGTCTCCGCAGGATTAAGGTCATTTAATCCTACCTCTATAAAAACATAATTAAAAGATGCTTTCAATGCGGGTGTAAAAGTCTCCCATGATGTTTTTTGATCTACAATAGTATGTCCTCCTACTGCAATATTATATGTATATCCAGTGTTTCTAAATCCTGCACTAACAGCTATCTGATTATTATGATTTGCAATAGTGCTGTCTCCAAGACAGCACACATTACCAGTAAATGTAATAGCACTATTATCACACAATGTATGTAATATACTCGCAATATTATCGTGATCGTCTTCGGTTAGTGAACTTCCGGCATAGAAAGCAACAATTTGCCCCTTATGCGTTTGCTTAAGATCTCCTGATTTATTATATCCTAACAGATATATATTTCCCGTAGCCAACGCTGTACTTGCTATCGTACCTGTTATTGTTGCATCATTCTCCTTATATATTTGTATCGCATTCGCTGCTGTTCTGTTTATTGTAACTATCCCAGATTTTGGAGTTGTTGTAATACTGTAAATACTCTGAGTATTAATTCCATAATACTGACTTGTATTTGAATACCTATCATTAAAATACACCCATCTCAACTCTGAATCAGAGGATAATCCTAAGATAGTATCAGCCACAGTAATGCCTGTTGAACCAATAAATAAACCCACACTTGCACTATTTTGAGTATATTTTGTAGCTGCTGATGGTGCAAATCCAGTATCTATTGCTGACGGTGTTATTGTTGTAATACCACCAAACCCCCTCTTTGCCATAAAATAAGGGACTCCTACCTTTGTAGCATTATTTGCATCTGCAATCCAATTTAATAATGATGCCTGCTCTGATTCGCTGTCATATACTTGCAATACCTCTAACTTATCCCATCTCCCCCCGGCTACTAAATCAGTGATAGCAGTGTTTATTTTAACTTTCTCAGTGTAAGAAGGCTGAGCTGTCATCCTGGTAAATAAACTGATTGTAGGAGTGATCCACACAACCGTATAAACCGTATTACTTGCAGTGCTTTCCTGACTTCCCTTATAAGCCACTACATAAAAATAGTACAATACACCTGCCGTTAACCCCGTCACCTGCTTAGTTGCCACTGCTCCAAGTACGGTGCTGTTTGCGGTAAAGGTCACCCCGTCTGTTGAAATGTAGATCCGGTGTCCGTCATGGTTAGTACTTCCGATAGTCCAGTCAAGGGTGATCGCTGTATCGCTGTCAACGGTAGCGGTCAATGCCGAGGGTGCGCCGTCGGGACCATCTTCAGATCCTACTCTATTATCCTTCATATAACCAGAATCCATCAATACACCCCAATACTCAGCCCATAGCTTAAAGTACTTATTAAGAGCAATCTTATCGGCTTCCGTAAGTACTTCACCTTCTTTTAAAATACCTATTGCATAAATATAATAAGGTGCAAAATCTGAATACTTTATAAAACTTCTTAGTGTAGTAGATGCAATAAGATCAGCAAATGTTTTCTGTTGAAGTACATCAGAATTATTATACCAAAAATCATCAGTTCCATCTGCTCCTAAATAAGTAGCATTATCTGGTACAGCAAATGTTGCTGTTGTTGTGCTAGGAATTATATTTGTTGTAAAATCTTTATCAGTAATAGTTATAACATCAGAACCTAAACTATTTTTTAAATTACCACTACTATAGTTTCCAGTCCATAAAAATAAAAATTTATTCTTTAGTGCAATAGGTAATCCTTTTCTTATACTAGCACTAATACAAATTCTATTTATTGAACCTATTGCAATTCCCATTATATTATCTTTTATAACCTATATATATTCCACTTGCAGTAGTACCTAAACTAAATATTTTCTTAACAATAACTGTATTATTATAACTTTCAGATGCTTCAAATGTTTTGGTTACTGCTTCATCATCACTTTTATTACCTAGTGGAAGATATTTTATATCACCACCAACTGTAGCATGAAAAAAGCATCCTTGTGGATTTGCTTCTATATAGTCAATTTCAGAAACATCTATTGCATGTTCTTCTATAATATTAAATCCTGATTCCATAGTAGTATATTTTAAACATTAATATATTCAATTTTACGTTTGATAATTTCTTTTTCAGGTCTTCTATAATTTAAAAAATGTATAGTATCAAATTTCATTAATTCTAACATTTTATTAAGAATACCTATTTCTGTTGTATTATAAATTTCATTTTCATCTTTAAAGGGAATTGTTCTTCTATTTCCACGTTTAGTAAATTTGCTAGGTATAAATTTGAAAAATCCTCTATTTTCTATAAAATAACCAGCTTCCCACCAAAACCAATATCCAAAATCACTATTATGATACACATGCCATTTAATACCATTAGGTGCATCAGTTTGATCATATGGAATTTTTCCTTCTTCAAGTAATCTAGCTTTATATTTATTGCTAGTACCCCAATCAATAGGCAATTTTACAGTACGCCCCTTAAAAAGAAATGTGCGTGCTTTTTCACGTATATATACTTTACCAGCATTACCAAACGTATAATATCCACCTCTTAATATTTCTTTAGCTATTTCTAAATTACTATATCCTAACATTTTAAGATATACTTCATATGGCATAATAGCTTTATTAAGTCTATCATAAAGAAGTTTGTGTAATGTTAAGTATCTAATAGAATTTACATATGATTTAACATAATGAGCAACTCTAGTAAGTTGTCCATTGTCAGCAAGTTCTTTTATTTTAGCATATGCGATATATGGATTACTAAAAAGAGTATCAATACTAACATCTACTTTTTCAAATTCAGCACGATTATTTATAATACAGTTTTTAATATACTCTTGGCTACCATAATATTGGTTAATTTTAAGATTAACAGCATTAATTTTAATTTGAAGTGCTTCAATATAATCTTTATATAAATCTCTAGTTTCTAACATTATTCTATATCTCTAGTAGTTATTGGGTTTTTTGCTTGTGCATCTTGAGTAGTACGAATTATATTTATAACTTCTTTTATAACATCATTTAACATATCTCCAGCAAGTGGAAATTCCATGTCGTTTCTATAACATAATCCAGTAGGATCTGTAGTACTTTGTGTTACATCTAATTCCTCATATATTGCTTCAATAAGAATCCTATCTAATTTAGTATTATTCCAGATATAAATGTATTCATTAGTATAAAAATAACAAATAGCATTACCAATATACTTTAAATATCGTGTAAACTTGATGATATAGGGTTTGATATACCTAAATGGTATTGTTCTATCAACACTACCTACAAATACAAAAGGAACATCACTATTAAAACGAATAGGAGCAGGAATTTTATTTACAGTCTTTAAAATTTGATATCTAGAAGTAATTGTAGAATCAACGGAAGCATTAACTAATTCAAGTTCAGCAACATATGGTTGAATATATCTTTCATTAATACCATATTTATCAGTTTCTCTATGAACAAATTGATTTCTAGTATTAATAATAAGATCTTTTACTCTTTCTAAAAATAAAAGATCTTCTCCTCTATCAAAACTAGATGCAACTTGATAAGCTAATTTATTTAATGTTGCCATTTAATATTCTAATATTTCACGTTTATACATAATAGCATCATATTCATCTTGAGTAAGCCAATCTAAATATGTCCATGCAGGATCAATACTTTGTTCTACTGCTTCAATTACATCAAAATAAAAATGAGCTAAATGAACAATCATATTTCCTTGTTCTGTACTACTACCAAAACTCTTTTCATCATTAATAAGCCAAGCTAATGATTCAATTAAATCAACTTGTTTATTAGTATAAAAAGTTTGATATAAAGCAAGAATATCAGGATTAAAATTAATTATTGCCATATTAAATTAGTACTTTGAGGAGTATTAATTTGAGAATCTAAATATTTAGAACAATGATCAATCGCTTCTGCAATAGTTGTATAACTTGTTAATGTTCCAGCAGCATATAATGTATTTTGATAACCATTATTACCTAAAAATATAATACTTATTAATGCTAACATAACAAAATCATATCCTTTAGGAAGTATTTTTTGAATATCATTAGATAATAATATTTCTTTTACATCATCTTCTATTTCATCTATAATGTCACTTGTAATAATAATTACATTACCTTCTACAGCTGTAGGATTCCATATTTTATATAATCCGTCTTCAGTAAAAGTATAATCCTCATCACTAGAATCGGCAACAATTTGATCAACGGCAGTATCAAATACTCCAGTAGGCAAAAGTTTAGATATTCCAAATGTAACTGAATTACCAGTAGCGTTTGCTATATTAATAATACTATTAGATACAAAAGTTATAGTTACGTTTGTCATTGATTCTGTTGTTTAGCTTCCATTAATAATTGTTGATAATTATTACTATTTGCAGTAGCTGCTATAAATTTTACAGTATCATCTATTATTCTATCATGTACTGAATCTGGTAAATCACAATTAACAGTACCAGGACTATCTGTTAATATAGCAGGTTTTTTAATATATATAACTCCAAATCTACTAATTGCATATCGTCCTAAATGATATAATCTAATATTTCCAGAAAGTAATGTAGAATTACTTTCAAGTATAGTTCCCATATACATTCCTCCACCACCATACGGATTAAGATTAAATGACATTATATCATGTGTATCTAAAAGACCATTTGGTAATTGTATGTCATCTGTATTTCCACTATACAATATAGTAAGAGAAGCATCTGTAGCGCTATCTGTATACTCTTGAGTAGTATTTCCAGCTACTGTTCCAACATAATATAATCTATGCCAAGGATCGTTTAATTTACTTCTATATATTTTTCGTGCAGTACATCCAGTAAGTCCTATTGGTATTGCTGTTAGTTCTACATTTTTATTAGTGCCAACAGTTAAACTTGCAATATTTATTCCATTAACATCTGTTTCTAATGTCGGATATACAAAAGTAATAGCATAATAATGTATTCCAGCATCTACTGTTCCTGCACCAGCACTATTAGCTAAAGTAGGTTTACCTGCACTAGGATAGGTTATACATCCTATAGGTCTAACATTAGCAAAACTTGATTCAAATCTAAAAAGATCAGAAGGTAAAATATATTGATAAAAAGAATTGTCAATTTCAGTTAAAGGTAAAATATTATCATCTACCTTTATAAGAGTATATATATCATTATATTTTGCAGATATATCTCCATATGTTAAAATTCTAAATGGAACTCTTTTATTTTCATCTGGCTTATTAGCCTTAGCAATAACATTTTTTACAAATTCAGAAATAGTTTTATTAAGAAAATAATCCTTAATTGCAGGATCTAATCTATTAAATGGAGTAGCATTTAGAATCTCTAATCCTAAATCTATTCCAATATGCATATCTGCTCTAGTTCTGACTGGCATAATAAAAAGAATAAAAGCCCTAACTTTATATTAGGGCTTTATTTTTAAAATTAAACATTAATATCTGTCACAAAATTATCCATTCCTTCTTTACTCTTTCCGTCACCATTATCACTAAGTGATACAAGAAGAGCGACTACTAATTCTTGTGTAGGATTTTCATCATTTATAAGAGGACGTAAAGGATCAACTGTATAACTTATCTGATAAGTATCATATGTTTCACCAACAGTTACTTCACTTACAGCAGGAAACATTAAATCTCCCTGATTAGGTTGATTATGATCACCCTGAAGAACTCGTGTTTCTTTTTCATAAGCAATAAGTTGAGCAGCAGTACCCGTTCCAGTAATATGAGCAGTTGTAATACTTATTGTTGCTCCTCTCATTATACCAACTGTAGAAACTTCAAAATTCTTACCAGCAACTGTTCTTGTAAGAACTATATCAGTACCAGCACTAGCTGTAACGCATCTGTTTACATCAGCATTAACCAACGCAATAAGAGCTGCAACTATAGTTGCTTCAGTACTACCATCAACAACTGTATATTCATATGACCTGTTTCTAGTAAGTTCATGAGCAGGTTTTGTAGTATCAGTTACAATAAATCCTGCAACCTGTCCTACAGTAAGTGTTCCAGCTGTCCAAGCAATATTCATTACTTTAGCCTGTGGAGCAACATATGCCTGAGATTTAACTCTACAGTTCTTAAGTGTAATAACAGGACTATATTTAAGTCCATTAGCAGTCATCGTAACAAACTGAAATTTAGCTGGTGTTGCAGCTTCAGTGGAAGCAGCAATACTTACGATATGATTCACATCAGCAGATTCAGGATCACGATTTATAATAGCATATGCGCCAACAGCAAGAGATGCAATACTATCTACATCTCCAGTTTCAGGTGTTATACCAGAAGCATACGTATCATGAGAAATCACCATCAATTGTTTCATAATACAAATCTTTTTTAATTGTTAATTAACTTTATTTAATTGAGCATAACGAGTTTTAAATTCTTTTACTTTTGCAGCTCTATCAGGAGCTTCACTAGCAAAATAAACAACTGCCTCATCTACACTGTTTCCAACAATAACACTATTGTCATTAGCATCTACTATAATAGAACTATTTGGAAGTTTTCTCAATATACCACTAATGCAATATCTTTCAATTCTTGCTTTAGTAGTCATTGCTGGATCATTAGCAATAGCTAAAAATTCTTTAGGTTCACTATCTGCAATATGTTTAAGACGTATGTCCATATCAAAATCATCAAGTGAAGAAACATTAATTTGTTTTATATAAAGAATATCTTTAACTTTTGCACGATCTGCTATTATCTCCAAATACTTCTTAGTTGCTTCGACACTAAGTGTATGCTGTAGTTTTTTAGTACTTTCAATTTCCTTAGGATCAATAAGTACAAATTCTATATTAGTACTTTTATTAACACTATCTGTTTGTTTAGCTACCTTACGATGTCCAAGACAAAACAACCACGTTAAGTAATGTGTAGGATTAATTGGAGTTGCATATTTATGTTTATCAAATTCATTTATATTTTTTAAAACATAATTAGCTAACTCTTCTTCAGTAGAAATATCTACTTTTTTATCTTTAGCATTAGCTATCAATTCTTTGATTGCTACTTTACGTGTAGTACTATTAATATCAAAATTAAATCCTATTTCAAGTGTAGTTCCACCAATAGGAACTTTTATACCAAAACTATCCCAATAATATTTAATTTTCTTATACCAACTAGGATCATTTGGATTTATTGAAATAACATTAGGCATTATACTTTTAAGTAACTCATCATATTCAGGTGCTAATACTCTATTAACAGCACCTTGACAAGAACCTAGTGGTTGTTCAACTGTTCCAAATATATCTTTATTGATTACTCTAAACACATCAGGATTTAATTTGCTGACGAGATCAATTGTGCGACTTTTAGAAACCATATCTTTTTATTTATAAGTTATATACTTTTATATATTATTACTTGGTATAGTTCTTATTATAGAGCCATTTCAAGCCAAAATGAAGTAGTAGCATTTTTAAAGTTAATACCTCTTGAAGTCATAACTTCATAAGAAGCCTTATCTTTAGGAGTAGACAATTTTGCATCCCTACCAGCTACTGCTTTCCAAGCATCAGGAAGATTTGTAAGACCTACATATACACCTGCAATTTCTTCTCTACCTTTTTCAGCAACAAGTGTAACGTTACGTTCTCCACCTTCATCAAGACTATGATCAATGAAAACAAGGTTATAAGAGAACAATGGATAACCATTATACATCCTACCATTTTCCCTATCCTGCTGAGCTAATGCTCCATGATCAAACATCTTACATGGACGAACAGTAATAACCCTACCATCAATCATTTTGTACTTATTAAAATAAGCACCAAACTGAAGATAACTGTCACCTGTTACAACTTTATCACCTACAGCAACTACATATTCAGCTGCTTCTCCCATAAGCATCGTATGGAACATTTCTGCACCACCTCTACCAGTATAGAGAACAATTTCCATAGGTGTAGAATCAACCCTATTATCAAATACAGTACGAGCTGTACTATCAAATTTAGCTTTCGTTAAAACTGAATATGTATCATAGTTTCCAGCAGTTTTAATTATTTGCTTAACTCCAGCACCTTTAGGAATAGGAAGTCCAGTCTCAGGATCTATGGTTGTAATAACACCTGCGGTAGTCCTATTATATTCAGAAAACCAAAGATCTGTTTCATCAAGCATCCTACGTTCAGTTTCCCATTGTTTAAGTTCAACAGGAAGCCACATATTAGTCTTTCCACCACCTTCAACATCAAATTCAATATTCGTAACTTTATTAGCGATATTACCACTAATAACTTTAGAATACCTCTGCCATCCAAACTGATTCATCAGTTTACCAGGAGTCATCCTATTTGATGTAGTACCATCAGACAACTGACCAGCAACTGATGTAGGTCCCATTGCCCATGCCTGACCAGCATAAAAGTTAGTAAGTGCTACATATGCTGTAGGATCACTAGTTATAAGCTGAACAGTAACTCTCCAACGTCCTTCAGATTCCTTTTTAGGTTCACTCTGAAAACGTACCTGACTAAGTTGATCAGGAGTATAAGCTGAATACTGATAATGAATCCAGTTATCTTCAAATATTACATCAAAGTTTGTGAATCCAAGACCAGGTGTAGCAAGACCAGTATCTGCCAAAGCAACTACTTTTGTAGTCCAACGAGTTCTCCCCATTACAGGCCATGTATACTGAGTATCATTAAGCTCTTTAGGAGCTATAGATGAAAAAGCATTCTGACCCTGTGTGGCAGTAAGTAGCGGAAACATATCACTATCTTTACCCCAAAGATAAGTGAGATTTTTACTTAGCGTTACCTGATCAATAAGACCGGTTTTATACAGTAAATTCTCATCGAGATGGGTATTACTGTCATACGCTGTTGCATACAATTCTCTCATAGAAAAATAATTAATTATTTAATTGGTAAAACAAGTTTACCGCCTTTTCCAGCGGCTCCGCTTACTCCACCACTTGCTTTAGTAGATAGCTTAATAATCTTTTTAACTACATTATCTGAAGCATTCGCAGCTATTAACTGAGAATCATCATATTTAGTAAACTTCCGATAAGCATCAAAAAGATCATGATGGGGTGTGCGTTTAGTATCTTCGATAGCCTCATCATACTCTAATTGTGTCATAGTATAAATTTGACCATCTATATTAAAATTAAGCGGTTTTTCAATATAATCCTGAAAATCCTTAAGAGTCTTAGTTGCAATTTTACCATCTGCTTCTTTAACTTTAATTATCTCAGGAATAGTAAATTTTTTATCTCCAACAACAAGTTGTTTAGAAGTAATAATGTTTTTTACTTCATTCCAATATGTAATACGTTCAGCATCTTCTGACGCTCTTATTGCAGCTATATCATTAGCTCTTTTAGTAGCAGCATTAGTCTGATCTGTTCTAAGATATGTTAAACTAGTTTCAGCAGCAGCTTTAAGTTTTTTATCAGCTTTTAAATATCCAATTAAATCAGTTATCTCATTTTGAGATAATCCTTGTTTTAATTTAGCTTTAGTATAAATATCTATATGTTGTTTTTCATCATCACTTATAGTTACTTTACCATAGTCAACATCTTCTACAAAATCTTTAAGTGAACCATTTATAGTAAGATGTTGAATCACATCATTTAATATTGGATATCTAGTAAGTAATTCACGTTCATATTCAGTTGCACCTAATTTACGACCTTCTTTATGAATATCCTGAACATATTGAGTAATGCCAGAAACAGTATTTTCATAAGTTATAGGTTGATTATTTTCACCTACAATCGTTAAATTAGTAGCTTTTTGAATTTCAGCAATATAATCAAGTTCATTTGAACGTTCTTCAGCAGCAATAAGTAATGCTTTTAATTCATCTTTAGTTTTAACTACCTTACCAGTAGCATCAACTGCATTTCCGTCTTTATTAAGTTTATACTTAATATCATCTAATTCTATTTCTGCACCTTCAATTAATTGAGAATCTACAGCAGCTAATTTATCAGCTTTTTTTGCAGCTTCAGCATCAGCTAAAAGTTTAGCTGCTTTTTCAGCTTCTGTAAGAACAGGAGCAGGATTTTTTAGTGTCTCTAATTCTACTTTAGTTTTAATAACTTTTCCAGTAGTATCTACAGCATCCCCATTAGTATTGATATTATATTTATCGTTACCAATAGTTAATTCTGTAAGACCAGCAGGAACAACAGGAGGAACAGTAGGATTATTTTGATGCCCTCCAACAGGTAATACAATGTTTTTTATTTCAGCCATTTCTTTAATATTTATCAGTTAATAATCTGTTATATTATAAAATTACTTATATTTCTAGAAGCATTAGTACCAACAATAGATGTTTACACCGTATATAGTGTAAACTCTACTTTTTAGCATTTCCTTTATTTTTTGCTAGTTGTAATTTCTTTTCTGCTAGTCTTTCTGTAGAACTTATTTGTTTACGTTTTAAATCATTTTTTATATTAGCATCATTCTGTTTAAAACTTAATTGCTCACGTTGTAGAGCAAGTTTATCTTCATTTTCTACAGGTTTGATATCTGGTAATTCAACATCTGTATCACTATTAACTTTAAGTTCAGCAACATATATCTGAGTATCAGATTGTTTATCAGCTACATATTTAGTAGTATCATTTATACTCTCTTGTCTAGCAGTCTGTTGATCAGATACATATCTCTGTGTATCATTTCTATTAGCTTCCATCCGCTCTTCCATCTCTTTATTAGCCTTACTAATTTCTCGTATAGCTTGTCTTAATTCAGGAACACTATCATACATTATAGCTGCAGCAGCAGATTCAGTATCACCATTCTGACCAGCATTAAAACCAAGAGCTTTAAATTGATCAATCTTTTCTTGATCTATTTTAGCGTTTTCTACAGTAACACCATAATCAGTTTCTCTATGTTGTTTTAAATTAATATCAATATATATAGGCTTACCTGTAACTTTATTAGTATAACTACCTCTTACATTATCTTGATATGCTATTTTACTAAATTCCAAATCTGCTAAATGATCTCTTTCAAGAGCAGCATTAAACATTGTAATAGATAATACATTACCTATTCTTGCTCTATATATACTTTCTTGCATTACGCCTTTACCAGTACTAGCCATTACATCACCTAATGCATAATTATTCATATTAGCTATTTCAAGTCCTTCTGCTTTATATTTATCTCTAAGATCAATAAGTGTTTTAAGATAATTAGCAACTTCAGGCATTCCAATAACTCGTAAACCCTGTGCAACAGTATTAAAATCTATACTTGTATCGTCATATACTAAAGTATTATCTGCTTTAATATAAAACATTTTTTCTTTTCTAGTCCCTGTAAGATCATCATTTAATAATGATTGTGGAATAATTTGAATATATCCTTGATATTTAGCAATAGTTCTTTCTTGCTGTAATACAATCATTCTATCTATAATAACATATGGAATAAGTCTTTTAGGAATAGGATTTTGTTTTATATTACGAAGAAGACCTTTTTTTCCACCAACTGGTAATTTAGGAGAAAGAGTATGTTTGTCATATCTTTGAACATCACATGGTTTAGGTGGAAGATACACACCTGTAACATCATTACCAAATCTTTTACCAATATAAACTTCTTCTATCCATTCTTCACGAACATCATCATCTATATCAAGTTTATCATATTCAATAGGAACAGCTTCTTCATGTTTAATTCCTAAAGCATCAGTAAACATTCTTATTTTTACAGGAACTTCAGTTCTCCAGATAATAGTATATTCGTCTAATGCTTCATATATATCAGTAACATCAAATTGAGTAGCTAATTGACTTGAAAATTCTTGTGTTCGCTCTGTATTCCAAGTTCTACTTGCCAACCATTCTCCATTAATTGTATATCTACTTTGACCACCCTGAACAAGTCTTTCAATATAATCTTTTTCAGTAGCAGTAAATTCATCCCAATATAATTCTTTAACTTTAGTTAACGTAGTTTTATGTTTAATAATAAATCCTGTATAATCTTCAACAAACTGTTCATCATTATATATAGGATATGATTCTAAAGGAGAAAGCACTGATGTGTATATCTCATTATTTATAATTTCTCGATATGTATAAAATTCTTCACATGCCCACCAATAAAAGAAAGATTGAATACGTTTAGTATCAAAATCATTTATAGTATTAATAAGTTTTAATATATTAAGTCCATCAATAGCTCTTTTATCAATCCATTCTTCAAGTTTTGTTTTTACATATTGTTCAATATCTGGAACTTCTTTAGATGGAATACCTGTTTCTGTATCAGTTTCACCATAATATTCATTTAACATATTAATAAGAGCTTGTTGCATTAATACATTTGCTTCTTCTCTTATTTCTAAATCTCTTTTTAAAACACTATCTGCATTAAATACATTTACAGTAAATTTATATGGAAGTCCTATATATTCTCCCATATTACGTTCTCTGACCATATTAATTAAATCAGTATCCCGTATTTCACCAGGCATTTTATTTAATGTCTTATTAGTCTCTACATCTTTTAAAGGACTAATTAAATAATCTATAGACTTAGTACTAATAATACCATTGGCTGCTTCAAGCCAAAGTTTAATTTCATCTTTATTATTTAAAGATATAGCTTTACTTATAAGGTAATCATATGTAGGTTTGAAAAAAGAATCTTTTACTTTCTCTTCTCTAGACACTCTTTGTTTTGGAAATGTAATCATAATAGTTTAATTTACTGCATATAATCCAAGAGTACTAAGAAATGTAGCTTTACCTTGTTGAGTACTAGGTTTTTTCTTCTTAACTATATAAGAAAGTCTTTCAAATGTAAGAATACGTAAAGCACTTATCCTATCAAAATTACCATTAATACTATATTGTTGCATCTCTAATAATGTAGGTAAATCCAGTATATAGTGTAAACGATACACTTGTGTTCCATCTTCATTGATATTTATTTTTGCATAAAACCAATCTTTAAGTTGAATTATACCATTTACAGCATTATCTCCTTTTCCAATACATACACCATAATCATTTACATTTACATTCTTAATTTTTGTATCAATACTAACTAATGGATTTTTAAGTAATCTATTTAATTTATTCCATTTTCTAAAATCACTAACTACTGTTCCTCTATCTGTTTCTGGAAGAGCTCCTGCATTATAATATTCTGCACCTTTTAATGCTTCATTAGAACAAGACTCTAATGAATCATCACGACGTCCTATATATATAGCTTGTATTTCATCTCCTGGGATACCCATATCATTAGGATAACTAAGTATATAAATAGCATTTAATGAATTTTTAGTAGTAACTTCTTTTATAGTTTTATCAACACCTACAGGATCAATTACCTCATAATAAAGATTATTAGGAATCAATCCATTAATACGTTTAGGTTCATGAAATATACGCCAACAACCATAAACATCATCTTCTTTTTTAAAGGGAACATTCATTATGTATGGATGAACTTTCTGTCCTTTATCTCGTAATTGATCATTAGTTAGAAATTCTACAGTTGCTCTCTTTATAGATCCATCTGCATTTTTTTCAACTATATTTTCAAATTGTCCATCTCTAATTATAATATTATTTTGATTAGCTCTTACAAATTTAATATGATCATCTAACTCTGTACTACTAAATATATTTTCTGTTGAAATATTAAAAGCTTCTGTAGGAGAATTTGCACGTTGAGAACAATAAACTGCATAATCACTAGCATTAGCTACTTTCTTTTTAGCTAATTTCTTATCAGCATCAATATAAAACGATTTAACTAGAAAACTATTACCATCACTATCCATATGTGGTTCATAGTCCCAAATCTGAGGATGAAAGAAACCACAAGTATTATGTCTAGAACTAGTGTCCCAAACATTTTCAAAAGGCATCATATTATTAAGTCCAGGATAAAAGAAACAATTACTAAAGTCTACCCAATTAGCACCTTTAGTACCGCCAGTACCATATACTCGTATAGTACCTACTGCTTCATCTCCTACTTCTGTAGCAGATAATGTAACGTTAAGTGTTTGTTGTAATAATGGATTAACTCCTGCTTCTTCAACATCTATTTCTACTCCAGCCTTACCTACAGCAGCATTAGGATTATCTCTATTTGTAACACTTAATGCTTTGCTTCTATACCCATATTTTTTATTTCCTGTGCTAGTCTTTTTATATCCTAATTCTATAGCAGTAAGATCTTCACTTAAATAACCTCTTCTCCAGAATGTATTATTCTCATACCAATCTAAATTAGTTTTTAACATAGTGCTAGTAGCACCAGGATCTGTAAGATATTTTAAATCCCAAGCAACAAGAACTATAGTAATACCAGGATTAAGATTTATTGTATTCGCACTTTGACTTCCTCTCTTATGTGAATATCCTTTACGTCTAGCTTTTCCTTTACATAGATGATAATTATTACGAGCTATAAATTCATCAGTTTTAAAATTCCAATAATCACCATCCCAAAATCTAGGAAAACCTTCAATTAATTTCTGTTTAAATTTACCTTGATTATTTAATTCTTCACGTTCACTTTTAGTAGGTACCCTTTGAATACGACCATAATTAAGATAATTATAATGGTCTCCAGTAATATGTAAAGGATGTAAAAAATTTAATCTTTCAGTATCTGTAGTACATCTATTATAAGCATCAATATCTTTACGATATAATTTACCTGGAATAGTCATTCCAAGTCTTCTACGTTTTGTTTCACGTTTCCAAAAAGAAGCATATGAAACACTACCTGGTTTATCAAAACAATAGAATCTATCTAATGGATTATTAGAACTACTTTGATAATATCTAGCAACTTCTGTAAATAGATGTGTATTAACAAATATAAAATCCATTTTCATTAAAAACCCACCTGAATCACCTATCAGAAAATCATCATCAGCATCTATATATCCTTTAGATGAAGAAGATATATAATATGATTTATCCTCAAATACATAATCTATAAAAGGATGTAAACCAGGAACATATTTATATACTTCTTGATCTATCATTTAATTAACACATGTTAAACGTAATTTTTCAACTTCTTCTCTTTTATCAAATGAATTATGAATAACTATCATTTCATCATTTGCAAAAATAACAATAGGATCACAATCACATAAGTTATCACCTATATGTTCTTTAATATCATTTTTTGGAGTTACATTAATCATCTGTTTCTATAGAATTACCAGGATCCATACTATCTAATTTTATTTCTCCACCACGAAGAACTTCTTGAACTTTCTCTTCTTCTTCAAGAAGATTCATTGCTGCTTTAAGTTTCTTAACTCTTTCTGGAACTTGTTCTGCTACATCAAGAAGTTGTTTCTGATATTCAAATAATTCTTTAGTTTGTAATGCTGTTAGTGTAGGAAGAGCAAGAGTTTCATTCAAAGATTTCTCAACTTTTTCTACAAGTTTATTATTAATTGCAAATACTCTAATTAAAGTTTTAATTGCTTGTTTTGCTGGACTAAGATGTTCATTTTCATATTGTTTAATAAAAGCAAGTACTACGTCATCTGGTTTATAATCTTTACCTAATCCAGCATTTCTTGCAGCATAATCATGAGTTTCTTGTTCTGTCATTCCATGTTGTGCAGGATATGCTTCAAAATCACATCTAAAATATACATATGTAAATTCTTTAAATGCATATTTCTTAAGACGACCATCTGGATCACCAACAACTTTTCCTCCTCTATCTCTAGAAAGAATCTTTTTGACATTAGGATAAAGGGCAATAGCGTCATTATTTAACACTACTGCCCCATCTACAAATTTAAAGTACTTCATAGTACAATGTTATTTTTCTTTACTTGCGTATTCAAACGCATACATTGCTACAACAGCAATTGTCATTACACCAGCAATAGCATTTCCTATAATTGCATCTTTAACATTTGCAATAATAAAAAATGCAAGTGGAACAAGAATCTTTACAATTAAATTAAATTTTTTCATTTTACTATTTTTTAAGTTCACCCATTATATTACGATTAATTCTTTCTTTAACTCTAGCTTCTAACCAATGAAGAGCTTCTTCCATTTTAGTTATTGCTAATGAGCCTTCTCTAGAAGGAAAACGGTCATTAAGCTTTTTGTGTCTATCAATAAGAGCTATAAGAAGTTGTTCAGATTGAATTCCTTCTACTATAGAATTATCATCTTCTTTTTTAATAAACTGAATACTTTGTTTATTCTCTGTATATTCAGTTTCACCATTATTAAATCCTTTACAATTATTGAATTCATAATAATGAGCTCCACTATAAGTATCATCGTCTCTTACACTTATAGTCATTTTGTTACTAGGAAACACTTTACCGATTAATTTCATAACATTAATAATTTTAGTTTAAAAACTTTATTTATTTAGTGAATCAAAAATACATTTAGCAATAACTTTAGCAACAACATCTTTCTTAAATAAATACATTGCTACATCAAGTTTATTTGTAATAAAACATATTTCAATTAAAATATTTTCACAATT